AAAGGTACACAAAGCACCCCATTTTAACATTTCCCAACATATATTTAACAGTTGCTAACACACTTTGGCACGCTTTTTGCTGTGTGCCGCAATTACGATTATTTAACACATTTAACATTGTTAATTAACACTGTTAATATTGTTAAACTTTACTAATTTTGTTAACATTTTGTGTCTATTATTGTTTCACGTGGAACAATCTGTTAGTAATGTTTCACGTGAAACGAAGTGTTAACAGATATTAATTTTATTCTTTAAGATTTCTTAACATAAAAATTTTGGTGGTTTCGAAAAAATGCTGTATCTTTGCACCGTTTTTAAGAAACAATATAAGTTTAACAATTTAAATTAAGGTAATTATGAACGAAAATTTTAATGAGACAGTTTTTAACTGTATTACAAGTGTTAACGCTTTGATGACTAGTAATGAGGTTGCCAAAGATGATAAGGCGGTTATTAAGTTGAACCGTTTTAAGAAGTGGTTAAATGAGTTTGCAACTGCAAACGGTATTAACGAAGTTAAGTAACTTCACATACAGGTAACACGATGTTTAACGTTAAATAATTTATAAGTTATGCCAAAAGGTTTCAGTTTTGCTAGTACTTTTAATAAAACTAGTTTCGGTATTGATACTACCGATTTTCCATATGTTAAGTTAACAGACATCTACAACAGCGAGAACGAGGGTGGCTGTGATGTGGTACACCCTATCAACGGTATGTACGTTCACAAATCACAGTTGGGCGATTCACCTGTGATTATTGACGCAGAAAACAAACGTCTTGTGAACTTACCACAGTTCACAGGTGACACGGTGCGAGAGATTCTCGCTAACACTGATGCAGTAGATATGATTAAAGCCGATAAAGTTGGATATACTATTTACGAATATGAATCGCACGCAAAGAAGTGTTACGGTATCACATTCGTTGATAAGTAGTAGTTAGTGTAAGGTTGGTTTCACAGGGGTGGCAAATTGATTTTTGTTTGCCCCTGTCTTTGTTTAATTTAGATCTTTCTTTAAAATGGCTAAACAGAATCCTATAGGGTTTAAAAACAGAACCTTTGAACTTACAAGTAAAGTAGAATTAGATAAGCAAATATTAACTGCTGTAGAATCACGTGGATATCTTCGTAAAGAGATTGCACGTGTATTTCAACAGGCAAACAGGCGCATTCAGAACGTAGAAAAAACGGGTATAGTTTCGCCCGCTGTTGTTGCCCTTAACAAAGGTAATATAACAGGTTTCACAAAATTCTCTATGCGTCAAAGTTGGGAAGATTTAAAGATTGAGTACTCAAAAGCGGTTTCTTTTTTACGTCAGCCAACATCTACTGCAACAGGTACGAGAGAATATGCAGAACACCTTAAAAAAGCCTACGATTTGGACGATAAAAGTTTTACCCTTATGCAAAACAAGTTAATGGGTAAAATTGCAAGTGTTTCAGATGAGCGTTTTTTGGAACAGTACTTAATGCAATACAAAGATTTTACAGGTGAACTAGAACAGGAATCCAAAGACGTTTCAGACCAAATCGAAGATGATGCGGTAAAGATTGAAAATGCCTTAGATGATGCCCTAGAGCAAATTGGTAATGACCCAAACGCAGAAGCATATATAAATTATGTGGATTCCTATAACACAGATGAACCGTTAAAGCGTATATTAGACGAATTTAAAAAATTTGGTTTATAATGAAAAAGATACCCTTTGCACTACATACCGAAACGTTCACTCCGAAAGATATTACAAAAGTTTTGTCTTTGGCTGTGAACGATAAGAATTTTACAGGAAACAATAAGGGAGAAAAGTTATTAAACGTTCCTGTATCTTTCGATATAGAAACTACATCTTTTTACCGTGATGTGGACGGTGAAACTTATACCTATGACCGTTATATAAAATTAGGCGGTAAGCAAACCAAAATGGAAAAATGTTCTTTAATGTACGTTTGGCAATTTGGCATTAACGGTTATTGCATTATCGGGCGCACGTGGGAAGAATTTATAAATATGCTAAATATAATATCAGACGTTTTAAACCTGTCTGAAAAGAAACGTATTATCATATACGTTCACAATTTAGCATACGAGTTCCAATTTTTCAGAGAGTTATTGCGGTGGTCAAAGGTTTTTTCAATAGACCTTAGGCAACCTATTTACGGAATCACAGAAAACGGAATAGAGTTTAGATGTAGTTATTTGTTATCGGGTTATTCACTCGCAAAGTTAGGTGAACAATTACACAAATATAAATGTGAAAAGTTGGTAGGTGATTTAGATTACAGCCTGTTACGTCACAGCAAAACACCGTTGACACAAAAAGAAATGGGTTATTGTTTGAACGACATTAAAGTAGTTATGTGTTATATACAGGAACTTATCGAACAATACAAAAACATTACACATTTGCCGATAACGAAGACAGGTTTTGTGCGTAAATATTGCCGTAGTGTGTGTTTCAAGACAACAGACCCCGAAACAGGTAAAACCGTACAAAATTTTAAGTATTTGGATAAAATCCATAACTTAAACATAACAGGTATGGAAGAATTTGAAATGTTGCAAAGGGCATTTTCGGGAGGTTTCACACACGCAAACGCAAAGTACACAGACGAAGTTATAGAAAATGTAGATAGTTACGACTTTACTAGCAGTTACCCCTATGTGATGGTAAGCGAAAAATTTCCGATGAGTACAGGTGTTTTCGTTCCTGTTAAGTCGATGAAACAATTTGAGTTTATGACCTCAAAATATTGCTGTGTCTTTGATGTGGAATTTACGAATATCTTTGCAAAATCAGATAACGAAAACCCAATATCTGTTAGTAAGTGTTTCGTAAAAGAAAACGTATCAGAAAATAACGGTCGTTTGGTGTGTGCTAGTAAAATCTGTATGACTATAACGGAAATAGATTACAGGGTGTTTTCACGGTTCTATATGTGGGAATTTGTTAGAATCGGCAAAATGATTTGTTACCGCAAAGAATATTTGCCAACAGAGTTTATTAAATCTATTTTGCACCTGTATGAAATGAAAACGAAATTAAAAGGTGTTAAGGGCAAAGAAGTAGAGTATTTGAATAGCAAAGAAATGCTAAACAGCTGTTACGGTATGAGTGTAACAAACCCTTTGCGTGATGAAATCGTCTGTGATGGTGAAACGTGGGACGTTGAACACTTGACAGGTGGAAAACGCTTAGAAGTACTTAACAAATACAATGACAGCAAAAACCGTTTTCTTTTCTATCCTTGGGGCATATACGTGACAGCCTATGCACGTAGGAATCTTTTTACAGGGATTCTAGAATGTGGTGACGATTACATCTACAGTGATACAGACAGCGTTAAAATAAAGAACGGTGAAGCCCACAAAGAGTATTTCAAAGCCTATAACGATTTGGCACAGCAAAAATTACGTGCAGCATGCAAGTTTCACAAAATCCCATTTGAAAAGGTAGAACCTGTAACAATTAAGGGAATCGCAAAACCTTTGGGCGTTTGGGACTATGAGGGACGTTACACACGTTTTAAAACTTTGGGTGCAAAACGTTATATGGTACAGGAAAAAGGAGCGTTGACGGTAAACGGTAAAGATTACGATTACAGTTTGACGGTATCGGGTGTTAACAAAAAATCTGCTATACCCTATATGTTAGAAACATTTGGGGAAAACGGAATCTTTGACGCATTTACTAATTATTTAGACATTCCACCGTCCGCAACAGGTAAGAATATACACACCTATGTAGATTATGAACAAAGTGGAACTATCACCGATTATTTGGGTACGGTTTCTACTTATGACACAAAAACAGGTGTTCATTTAGAGCCTACAGGGTACACTTTGAGCCTGTCAGTACTTTATATAAATTATTTAATGGGAATCAGATTAAAGAAAGAATAATATGAAACAGAAGAAAGAAAAGGTGGAAACACCGAAATTTTATTCTTTGGCTAGAATCTTAGCAAAGAACGCAGATTATAACGTTATCTTTGGTGAACGTTCAAACGGTAAGACTTATGCAACCTTACTTTATGGAATCAAAGAATATTTGCGCACAGGAAAACAAATGGCGTATATTCGTAGATGGCGTGAAGATTTAAGGGGTAAACGTGCCGAAAGTTTGTTTGCAAATCACGTTTCTACAGGTGTTATCGAAGAACTTACAAACGGTAAATTTAACGAAGTCTTTTACGTTTCGGGCAAATGGTTTCTTTCAAGCTATGACCCCGAAACAAAGAAACGTGTACCCGATAACGTGCCGTTCTGTTTTGGTTTCTGTCTGTCAGAACAGGAACACGAAAAAAGTAGTAGTTACCCTAATATAACTACTATTGTTTTCGATGAGTTTTTGACTAGGCGTTATTATTTACCCGATGAATTTATGCTGTATATGAACCTGTTGAGTACTATTATAAGACAGCGTAACGATGTTAAGGTTTTTATGTTGGGAAACACTGTGAATCAGTTTTGCCCATATTTCACGGAAATGGGATTGAAACAGGTGCGAGTGATGGAACAGGGCTCAATAGATATTTATAAATTCGGTGAACACGGTGCAACCGTGGCTGTAGAGTATTGTAGTACTATTGTTAAGCAAAAAGCGAGTAACAAATATTTCTGTTTCGATAATCAGAATTTGCAGATGATTACAGGCGGTAAATGGGAACTCGCAGTTTATCCCCATTTGCCTGTGAAATATACCCCGAAAGATGTGTTGTTTGTCTTTTACATTCAGTTTAACGAAATGACCTTACAGGGCAACGTTATTCAGTTGGAAGACAAAGAAACGGGGGTTAATAACTTCATTTACATTCACAACAAAACAACCCCGATTAAGGACACAGACAACAGTTTGATTTATTCGTTGCAAATGAACGGCAAACCGAACTATAAGCGAAAGTTGTTGAGCAATGCAACGTTTGTAGAATCTCAGATAACGAAGTATTTCGCCACCGATAAGGTATTTTATCAGAATAACGAAATCGGGGAAATTGTGCGTAACTATTTAATGGCTAGTAGCAAAAGTAATATTATTACTTAAAATATGTTAAGACAGGGTAAAAATCGTTTCACGTGAAACATTTTTCCTGTTTTATTTGGTTGTTTCAGATATTTTGTTTATCTTTGCAACATTAAATAACAAAGTTAAAATTTTCTATATGGATATAAACGCTATAGTAACGCTAGTTAGTAATGTGGGTTTTCCTGTTGCTGTCTGTATCGCTCTTTTCTTTTATATGGAGAGACAGAATGAACGTCACCAACAGGAAACCGACAAGTTAAACGAAACCGTACAGAGTAATACGAAAGTGTTGACAGAACTTTGTACTTTAATTAAAACACTTGTGAAGTAATGAAAAAAGAGAATCTTTATAACTTGTATCAAACACAGGTCAAAGACAAAGATGCAGCCTTAGACACGTTCTTTCAGCGAGTTATTTGTATGACCTCAAAGATGTTTGAATACACAGGTTTACCCGATTCGATTCCACAGGTAGAACTTGAAAAGATTCTGCAAACTAGTGGAAACGTAGGAATCGCAGAAGTTAACGGTGAACTGTATGCGTTACAGGGTTCACGTGGTGGCGAATGTGATGCGTATTACAGGGGAAAAGATTTTATTGTCGCAAATCCGTGGTTAAAGTTAGATAAAACTTTCAATATCGGAAAAGATATTGTCGTTATCAACAATACACCGTTTGCAGATTCGATTCTCCCTGTTATCGGAAAATATGGTGTACTTTACACAGACGCTACAATTACTTTAAATATGACTAGCGTCTTAACTAGAATAACGATGCTTATTTCTGCTAGTGATGATAAGACCAAACAAAGCGCAGAATCTTTTTTGCAGAAGATTTTGGACGGTGATTTCTCGGTTATCGGTGAAAATGCGTTTTTCAAAGGTGTTAATATGCAAACCCCACCAACACAAAGTAACCAACAGATAACGCAGTTAATAGAACTTTTGCAGTATTACAAAGCCTCAATGTTTAACGATTTAGGTTTGAACGCAAACTATAATATGAAACGTGAACGTTTAAATACGCAAGAAGTTTCAATGAATATCGATGCGTTAATGCCTTATGTTGATTCAATGTTAACAGAACGTGTTGAGGGTGTTAAGCGAGTTAACGAAATGTTCAACACAGACATTACCGTTACTTTGGGGTCTAGTTGGAAAATTGAACACGAAAATTATTTATCGTTGCTCAAAGCCACAGAAGACGGGCACGACCACACCGACACAGAAGACGTTGACCCTGTAACGGAAAACGAAAATGAGGAAACAGAGGAAACAGAAGAAACGCAAGAAACAGAAGAAACGGAAACAGAAACAGAAGAAACAGAAGAAACGGAAACGGAAACAGAAGAAACAGAAGAAACAGAAACGGAAACAGAAGAAACAGAAGAGGAAAAGGAAAACAAAGATGAAGATTAAAGAATTTTTCACGGTGGATAACGGTTTGTTTGAAACCATTTTTGAGCCTAATTTTCCTGTTTTGTACAAATCGATTTTCGATGAAGATACACCAAATTTAATCGATATTGATTTGCGTTTCAAATATGGAAATAGGGAACTAGTTGACGCTATCACAAACGAAACTGCAACCGATATTATTAAAGGTATCATTACAGTTAAGTTTGACGAATGGCAAAAACAGATTCAAGTGTTTAATAAAGAATATGATATGTTAAATCCTGTCACGTCAAAAGAAACAGTTACCGAAAATAACACCGTTGACGAAACCGGAAATAATAACACTATCGATTCAAGTGTAACGTTTAATAATGGAGATTTCGGCAATGACACAAAGCATCAAAGAGATTCCACAGGGAACAGACAAGAGACACGAACGAAGACAAGTGTTAAGAACGGTATTCCGACTAGCGTTCCTGTTAGTGAAATTATTCAAAAAGAAATGAATCTCAGAAAGACCAACTTTAAAACACAGGTGGTAACAGAGATTGCAAAAGAAATTAGTTTAGATATTTATTAATTCTTAAATTTTATATAAAATGGAAGTAAAACAAATTTATGCGCTTATTAATAGCGTTTCATCTGAGGTTTTGGGTAAAACTGATTTGGTACACGAAGACCTCACAGGTATCGTTGATTTGGGCAATGAGGTATTTAACCAAAATGCCGTTGACAATTACGTAAAATCACTTGTAAATCATATCGGAAAAGTGGTTTTTGTAAACCGTCCTTATTCGGGCAAAGTTCCATCTGTACTTATGGACGCTTGGGAATTTGGTAGCGTTTTGGAAAAGATTTCAGCAGACGTTCCACAGGCTGAGGAAAACGACACATGGAATCTTACAGACGGTAAAGAGTACAAGCAGGACGTGTTCCACAAGCCAACAGTTTCTGCGAAGTTCTTTAACTCAAAGGTAACTTTTGAGGTTCCTGTTTCTATCACAGAAAGACAGGTTAAAGAATCTTTCAGCAGTGCGGCACAGTTGAACGGTTTTCTGTCTATGATTTATAATGCTGTTGAGAAATCAATGACCATCAAGACAGATGCTTTGGTGATGCGCACAATTAATAATATGATTGCGGAAACTTTGGAAGCAGACAAGACCGCATTTGGCTTTGTTCAGTCCACTAATGAAAAAGTTGACTACAGCACTGCTAGTACTGTTAGATGTGTGAATCTGTTGAAACTTTACAAAGATAAGACAGATACAACACTTACAGTGGACGCAGCCATTACAACACCCGACTTTATCAGATTTGCAGCCTACACAATGGGTTTATACTCAGACCGCTTGCAGACCATTTCCACCCTATTTAACGTAGGTGGTAAGGAACGTTTCACACCAAAGGACATGTTACACACCGTTCTTCTGTCTGATTTCGCAGCAGCTGCAAAAACTTATCTGTATGCCGATACGTTCCACGAAGATAACGTACTTTTGCCAAAGGCTGAGACAGTGGCAAGTTGGCAAGCTACGGGCAAAGATTACGCCTTTGACCACGTTTCAAAGATTGATGTGAAATCTGCTAGCGGTGCAAGTGTTTCAGTTAGCGGCGTGCTCGGTGTGATGTTTGACCGTGACGCTTTGGGTGTTACTAATCTTGACAAGCGAGTAACCACCAACTATAACGCAAAGGCTGAGTTTTTCAATAATTATTACAAGTTCGATGCGGGTTATTTCAATGACACAAATGAGAACTTTGTAGTATTCTTTATCGCCTAATTTGGGTTGTTTAACTGTTGAGGGTGTTTTCCTGTAGTTGATAGAACAGGAAACACCCTTTTAAACTTTAAAGGTATGATTAAAATTAAAACGTTTAACTATGACGGTAAACCAAACGAAGTAAACAAAACCCTACAGGAAAACAGCGAGTACACAGGGTTATTAAATGCTAGTTTCAATGTGTTAACACCTGTAGTAAGATTCAGAACTCGCACACCTGTTACGTTTAATTACGTTTATATCGAAAGTTTAAACCGTTATTATTTCGTCAAAGAGATTTCTCAAGATGGTGACTTATGCACGGTACGTTTGAAAGTTGATGTACTTTTCACCTACAAAGATAAAATACTCGCTAGTAGTGGAACGTTGACACAGGGAGAAAACGTTAACAATTATCTTTCAAACCGTGCAAACGTGGTGGACGTACGTCCAAATGTGAGAAAGATAGATTTTCCTAATAAGGAACTATTGAACGAAACAGGTAGTATTATTATGGTAACTATAAAAGGTAATAAGTAATGGCTAGTTATAAAATTAATTATCATCTCACCAACTGTACAACCACAGCTGCAAGTAGTGAAAATTACGACACAGACGGTAATATTATTAAGTTTTGCGGAAAAGCGGTGGACGGGTGTTATTTTTTGCCAAATGATGGTGATTACAATTACATTTCACGTCTGAGTAGTGGCAGTACAAAAATAACTAAATTTAACCTGTCACGTGTTTCTGCTAGTGATAATAACAAAGTTATTAACGGTGATATTGACGGTATTTCATCAGATGGTAAATATTTCTCAAAACGTTTAACGTTTGGTGATTCAAACCACGGTGAAATGGAATGTTACTTAAACGCACGTGGGGGAACGCCTACAGTTAAAACACTGAATATAATAAATAACGTTTCGGGAACAAATGCGGTTTCGGTACAAAATGACGAAAATTTCGATATTACGTTGACAGGTGACACAGACGGTGTGTTTACGGTTGTTCCTAAAGTTACTTATAAAAATAATTACAATGAAGAGTCACAAGGAACAATGAACGTTAACGGTAACGTAGCAACATTTAGTGTTCCTGTAAAAACAAACGAAGAGGTAACAATTAACGGAACGTTCACACCGAAACTGAAAGAGTTAACAATAACAAATCACGTTTCGGGAACTACTGCAACCTATGTGCAAAACGATGAAAATTTCGATATTACGTTAACAGGTAACACAGATGGTAGTTTTTCTGTTGTTCCTGTAGTTTCGTATAAAAACGAAAGTGGAACGGAAACCACAGGTGAGATGAACGTTAACGGTAAAACAGCAACATTTAGTGTTCCTGTTGCCACAAACGACACAGTAACTATTACAGGTACGTTTACACCCGAAACACCACAAAAAGACGTTCCCATTACTTATGCGTTGATAAATTGTACCGTTTCACCACAGCCACAGACAGTCAAAACAGGGGAAACTTTAAACTTGACTGTCACACCTAGTATCAATTACAAACTAGATTCGTGCAATCTTGTTTGGAATGATGGAACGAAAGATATTGCGATAAGTGTTAGTGGTGGTGTTATTTCGTTCCCTGTGCCCGATTCTTGCGTTTCTGTGACGATTAAAGCTGTAGCTAGTGTAATAACACCTGTTGGAAGAAATTACGGTGCTATAAACGTTTATTGCGTTACACTTGACAATTTGGACGCATTTTCTAAACAACGTTTCTTTGAAATAAAAGATGATACAGAGGGAATCTATGAAGAGGTTAATTTGGGAATATATGTAAATCGTATCAGACGAATTTTTGCAAACGTTCCTGTATCGGGTACAGATTCTTTGCGGTGCGGCAACTACAACACAGGTATAATGGTACAAACACCCGAAAAGGATATTATAATACTAGACTTTGGCGATGTGTCATTAACAGGATTGAACGGTGATTCGGAAGACTATAACGCACAAATTTCAGTGTTTATTCCGTGCCGTGGCTTTGTTGCATTAGATAGTAAGTATATCGGTAAAACGGTAAACTTATCTTTCAAAGTGAACGTTATTACAGGTGATGCAGTGGCGTTTTTGTCCTGTGATGGTATTATCTTTCAGTTGGAAAGTTTTTCTTTGTCACGTGATGTTATTTACAAGACAGGTACAACAGAGTTAAATATTGTAGGCGGTACGCAATGGGACGAACAAATTTTGTATGGTTTAGAACCTTACGTAATTATCACGCAGAACACCACAGTAAATAAGCCTGTGAACAATACACAGGAAACTGTAACAATAGGGAACGTAACAGGTTATGCACAGTTTGAAAACGTAGATTTGAACACGGTTAATTTGTTGGTAGATGAATATAACACTATCATTTCAGAACTTGAAAACGGTGTTTATCTATAAAAGAAAAGGGACGGTAACAAATACCGCCCCTTTTTCTTATTTGCTATAAAATTCATTCATCAAACCCTTTTTGCAAAGGAAATCGAAACAGCGGTTTTTAATGCCTTTTTCCTGTTCCAAACAGTTAGAAAGATATTCGATAACTTTCTTTTGTGCTTGTAAGGTATCAATAACCGAATTAAGCAATAAACCGTTACCGCCTGTAGTATTTTCTGCTACAAACTTTAAATTGTCAATGGAAACTGAAATAGAATCCTGTAAAACTTTAAAACCCTTTTCCATAACTTATTTCTTTTCTAAGTTCATAATAATCTGTTGACGTGGTCTGCCGTTACGTGGTGCAACCGAAACGTGAAACCAAAAACTTTTAGAGCCTTTGCGATGTTCTTTAATAAGTTGGTCAAAACCACCTGTTTCTCTCAGAACCTTTTCCAAATATTCCATATCAGAGCAAATCAAATCTGCTGCTAAACCCTTTTGGTGTTGACTGTTAGAAACACCCCCTACAGCCTTATTTAACACAGGACATCTAAAACCGCTAGAAATCAGAATCGGTTTACCCATCTTTTCGCGGATACCGTCTAAATAATCGGCTAACCTATTTAAGTTATCTACTACCTCAAATGTAGGGGTGTTGTCAATACGCAAACGTTTTGCGGTTGCTGAGTTCAAAAACTCAGATAAGCTAAAATACTTAATCTTTTTCATATTTCTTTTCTGTTGGTGAAATTACAAACCATTTACGACTATCTTTGTGTGTCGGGAATCTACCTTTAACAGTTATAGAACAATCCCCCGAAAGATAGTCTATTTTGTTATTAAAGAACTCGCTTAATTTGTCAGAACGTACCATATAAACGGTAACGTTATTAACCTGTTTCAAAGTGATTTTAAAATAACTATGTTCCATATATGCATTTATGCCTGTGAGTGTTACCACACAGGCTGTTAATATTAACCGATTCTTTCGGCTGTAAACTCATAACGTAATGTTTCGATGTACTCACCACTATAAATGTTAGTTACAGTTACGAAACCGTAACCGATAGCGTAAATATCTGCAATGTTGCTTTTATAAGCATACATAGTTCTAGGATAACGCACACCCGGTATAGATATTCGATTCATATTATAAATGCCCATTAGCATTTTGTTAATATGGTTTGATACATCGTTCATATTACCGTTTATAACGGTAGATGGAAATGGAATATCTTTTGTAAAACGTGTACCGTTACAATGTGCACCACTGTTAGCCTTTACTATAATATTGTACTTTGCCATAATTTTATAATTTAAATGTTTAACTTTTAATTTTCTGCTGCAAAGATACTACTTTTTCACGAAACCACCAAATTATTTTTGTTAATAATTCTTAAATTGAAAAATTTAATCTTTTTAACAAAACGTTTCACGTGAAACATTACTAACAGATTGTTCCACGTGAAACAATAATAGACACAAAATGTTAACAAAATTAGTAAAGTTTAACAATATTAACAGTGTTAATTAACAATGTTAAATGTGTTAAATAATCGTAATTGCGGCACACAGCAAAAAGCGTGCCAAAGTGTGTTAGCAACTGTTAAATATATGTTGGGAAATGTTAAAATGGGGTGCTTTGTGTACCTTT